AGATACGAAGTTTAATCATTTAATTTGAAAGGTTTGCTGGGTGTATCCTATACAAGATACGAAGTTTAATCATTTAATTTGAAAGGTTTGCTGGGTGTATCCTATACAAGATACGAAGTTTAAATCATTTGCTAATATTTACACTACTTATTCATATTTGTCATATATATTATGACTGTAATCTTTATGTCATTTTTTTATTTTTAGCAAATTATCTTTTTGAAAATTGTTTTGATAAGGTTTTTGATAAAAAATGACATAAGCCTTTCATTATTTAATCATATAAAAATGTCTACTGGTGATATTTACACTGAAACTGAGAATGAAGCTCTTGCTTTCAAAACTACAGGAAATCCTCTTGTTGATTACTTTATGCTTTTGGTGAGAGATTTGAAAAAAAATATTAATAATGAACAATTGGAAAAATGTTGGAATGTAAGTCCTGAAAAAACTGTTGCGATTATCTTTAATTGTCGCGACAGAATGAATGGTAAGAAAGAAAAGAAGATATCCAATGATGCAATGAGATGGCTTCGCAAGTATAAACCAAATACTTATAAGAAAAATATTCAGTGTTATGTTGATAAATACGGTAGATGGAAAGATCTTCTATATATTTCTTATTATGATCTTAAGGGAGAAGATTTCTCTTATGAACTTAAAATGTTTTCAGAACAGCTTTTCAAAGATTCTGAAACTCTTAAAAAACTGAATTCTCCTGATGTTGTAGCTGATGAAAAAAATAATATTTCACTTTGTGCAAAGTGGGCTCCGAGCGAAGGAGATAGATGTGATAAAAAAAAGAAAATGGCACAAAGACTTGCCGGATTTATGTTTGGAGAAGGTAATAATAAAAAAATGGAAATGTATAGAAAAAATATTATTGCACCTCTTCGTAAACACATTGGAATCGTAGAAAATAAGACATGTGCGAACGATTGGAAAACAATTGTTTATAAAAATGTTCCCGCTGTTGCTTCCAAGAAATACGCAAATGCATTTAAAAAACACGACGAAGAAGGATATGGAAAATATTTAGAGTCAGTGAGAAGCGGAGAAGTTAAGATGAAGGTTACTGGAATTCTTCCTCATGAACTTGCAAAATGCTATATTGAAGGTGGTGAAAAACAAGAATCAATTGAATTACAATGGTCTACCATTCTTGAAAATGTAAAAAGTAGCGGAACACTCAAGAGTTCTCTGGCGATTGTTGATGTATCTGGTTCTATGTTTGGAGCTCGAAATGGAAGTATTCCAGCTCAAGTAGCAATTGCACTCGGTGTAATGACATCTTGTTGTTCAGATGGCCATTTTGGGGGGAAAATTATTACATTTAGCGAAGATCCAGAACTAATGCAAATTCCAACAAACAGTCTTTATGATGCTTATAAAGTTATTAAAGATATGGAATATGGTCTCAGTACAGATTTTGTAAAATGTTGTAAGACTATTATTGATTCGGCGATTGAAAATAGTATTCCAGATAGTGAAATGCCAAAGAAAATCTTTGTATTCACTGATATGCAGTTTGATAGAGCTAATCCTAATGAAAAAGATATTCGTACAACATACGAGATAATTTCTAAGATGTTTTCAAGACATAATTATAGCGTCCCTAAGTTTATTTTCTGGAATCTTAATTCCGATCACGGAGAGACATTTCCTGTAAATTGTGCCATTGAAAACACAGCTGTCGTATCAGGATTTTCGGAACAGTTGCTAAAAATATTTATGCAATATGACGAATTTAATCCAGAGTTTATCGTAGATGAAATCATCAAACCTTATCTCGAATTCGTTACAATTTCTGAAGATGAAAAATAAATTTGATTTGTAAAAAACAAAAAAATGATTTAATGATTGATAATTATTTTTATCAATTTATAGATACATTATAATGCAGTTGAACAAAACAGAAATCAAGGAAAAACTTGAGCGTATGCGATTGACAAATCTTGAAAGGCAAAAGAGATATCGTGAAAATAATAAAGACAAACTTAAGGAATACTATCGCAATTATTCGAAGCAATGTAAAGAAAAGGATCCTGAAAAATATCGTGAACAATCAAAGTTGCGAAGCAAGAAGTATAGAGATAATCTCAAGAAAATCAAAACAGAAATTATCATCAGTGATATTCTTGATGATATCATTAATGATATTTAAATAAAAAACATAAAAATGCTAAAAAATAAATTTTGATAGTAGATTTATTTTTTAACATTTTTAGGAAATTATTTATTTTTATATTATATTTATATTATTTAGAATACATTTTTATTGTTATGTCAACAACAATGAATGAAGGAACAGATGATAATAATGGAAAAAAAGAAGAATTAGTACCATCAGAAACAACTGATAATAAAAAAAATCTTTTTCAAGTATCTATATTAAATATGAAAAAACAAAATGAAGAAAATAATATATATGAATATGATCATAATAATACTAACTCTATATTATATTACGATGTTTTTGATTTCTCAAGTAAAATAACAGAAAATGGAAAAAAAGTATTATTGTATATTTTCAGAAAAGTTTTTGAAAAAGTTTTAACTGATGGTAATATAAATAGTAATATAAAGATTAATGATTATAAAAAATATCATATAGAAATACAAGAAGAAAATATTAAAGTAAGTAAAAAAGAAGAAGAAGAAGGAGAAGAAGAAGATGATGAAGAAATGGCGGCTATGCAAGCTCGTATTGCAGCATTACGTAGTGAAGGTGGAAATGATGATCCAATAAGTAATAATGATTGGAGTACTGATATATTTTATTACAAACACAATATAAAAGATGAAAATTTAAAAGTTATACAAATGTCTTTGTTAAATATTGATAATGATATTGTAAGTAAAGAAAATTATATAGTAGATTATGGTGATTTAAGTATTAAAAATACTGAAAATGTTCAAAATATATTGAAAATAATGACAGAGGTTTTTAAAATAAAAATATCAAATGAAATTTTTTTAAATATGATAAATAATTATCAAAACATCATAAATGATAATACCAAGAAAAATTTTTATAACACCATTGATGATAAAACTGTAAATTACTTTGAAAAAGATGTCAATGATGATAATTTAAAAGATGTGTATGAAGATTTATTATCTCAAATTCAAAGAGAATCTCAGGATGATACAATACTTAAAATACAAACCGAAAATAAAAGTACGACGGGAGGTATAACAGTTTAAGATTTATATACCTTTATTAATTTTTCATCCAAAAACCAAATAAAGGTAATTAATTATTTTTTATTATGATTAAAGACGTTAATATAATTATAATTGGTGGACATGGTGGGAGTAAAGATGTTAATGCAAATGATAATAATCCACAACAAGCTGATATAAAGGATTTATTAAAATTTAAAAAAGATATGTCGAAACTTTCTTACAATGTTGATATAACTTGTATAGATCCTTGTTACGAATCAACGAATATCATAGAAAATGCAATATATTTTATAAAAGATTTTTACAATCTCGGTGACACTCATTTGTTTTCTAAAGAAAGTCATAATATCATAATTGATTTTTGTAATATGTTAAATGAAAACCATGTCAATCATGGTGAAATAAATCAACAATATGATAAAATGATTCTATACAAAGATTATAAGTTTACTTGGATATCTTGTGGATGTTTGTGGGACAAAATGTTTCCATCTACAGTATTACAAACTGTTATAGAAAATAGATATTATACACCAGTACAGCATACTGTCGGTTCATTTGAATATGCTATAAATGTAAACTTAAATATTAAAGAAAATAATATAGCAAAGGAAATGCTTCCTTATTCACAGGGAATTTATCAAAGTTTAGGCACACTAATGTATAGAGGTTGTAAGAGTGATAATTTTATAAGTGAAAATGTACTAAGAGACTTATTTATAAAAATAGGAAAGTTTTTCAATAATGAAGAGATTGATGATTTTGTAAATAATAAAAAGCATTGGAACTTCATAAGTAGACCAGTACGTATATTAGCTACTGAATACATATATGGAAAATATATAGACTTTTCATAGTTTATATAAAAATTGATTAGCATTATAGTAATAGTGTCAAGCTCAAGACTTAAAATGTCAACTACTGCTATTGCCGACAATTCTGTTATCGCTTCCAAGGAAGAAACTCGCGACACTTCTAATGATATTATTATCAATGCAGAAAACATAAAATTTTGCCCAGGGCCTTGTAATGATTATTCAGAAGAATGTCCTCCAGAAACACGTGGAAATGAAAAAAGATATTTCTTTAAACCATATTCAGGTGGAAGGTATAATCAACTATCATATCCAATGCAAAATGGAGGAGAAATATTTCTGAAAAATGTTCGTATGTGTAGTTACTGTTGCAAAAGATTGATAGAATTTGACGAGGAGGGTTGTATTGAATACTTACAGAATGATAGTAAAAACATTATCAAAAAGTTGCAAAAAATGAAAGTACTTGCTTAAAATAAAATCAAAAAACTACAAAAGATGTAACTTAAATAAAACATTTTTTGTTTTTTGCATATAAAATCAAAAACAAGAAAAAATGCATAAATCTCAAAAGCCCTAGGAGAAAAAGGGGGGGGAGAGAGGGGGGTGCGCTGCGTCGTTTTTTAAAATTCTGGTCTCGTAAAAATTACTTAAAAAAAATATGTACACCATATATAGTAATGACGCAAAACGACGCAGTAAAAACGCATAATTGCGTCATTTGTAATTATGCTTCAAAACGTAAATTTGATTTAAAGCGACACATAAATGCTAAGCACCCTGGTGAAAATAATGAAAATATAGAACTTTCAGAAAATGTACAAAAAGTCAACCCAAAAGTACAAAAAGTCAACCCAAAAGTACAAAAAGTCAACCCAAAAGTACAAAAAGTCAACCCAAAAGTACAAAAAGTCAACCCAAAAGTACAAAAAGTCAACCCTGATTTTTTTTGTCAGAAATGTAATAAGATTTATAAAACTAAAAGACATTTACAAAATCATGAAATAAAATGTAAAGGAGTTGATGAATTGACTTGTCCAAGATGTATGATTTCTTTTACGAAAAAACAAGCAAAGTCAAGACATATGATATTAAACAATTGTAAAGCAAGGAGTATCATATATGCAAGAGAACCCAATCCTCAAAATATTATAAACACGCAAAATAATACTAATAACAATATTCAAACTCAAAATAATATCCAAACACAATACAATAATATAATTATAAACAGTTTTGGAAACGAAAGATTAGATCACATTACAAAAGAAGAAATTCTTAAAATGTTAAGAGCTGGTATCCATACTATCCCCAAATATATTGAACGTAAACATTTTGATAAAGACTTTCCAGAAAATAATAACATTCTCTATACAAAAGAAAATAAATGCAAGGTATTAGAAGATAACAATTGGCAAGAAAAGGATATTGGAACACTATCTTCTAAGCTAATCAAAGAGAATGCAAACGTCCTATTACTTTATTGTGACAATAATGAAATAAAACTATCGGAAGAAATAAAAGATGAGGAAGTATTCACAAGTATAAAAAACAAATTGGTAGTAATCTACGATAAGACTGATAATACAAAATATAACTATGTTCTAAACTCTATAAAAGACCTAATAAAGAATGCAAAGGAAGAGCTTAATGATAATAGTTAAGTAGATAAGTTATCACTCCGAAATATTAATTTTGTCATTTATTTTTTTAATATTGTTATCAGACATAATATTTTTATTTTTCATTGCTTTTACACCCTTGAAGATTTATTACTCATCATCGATAACCATAATTATAATAATCTGAAAATATCATTTCGTTCTGTTTTTTTTCTTTATCTTCTATAATTTTTTCTGCTATAATTTCTTCTTTCTTTTCTTTTATTTTTATATCTTGAAGTTTCTTTTCAGTTGGTATAATTGTTTCTTTTTTGGCTTCTTTTTTAGATATAATAAAATCCTTTTCTTCTTTTTCTTTAACAGTTGATTTTAATCCAATGATAGTATTATTTAAAAAATATTCAAGTAATACAAATGTCAATATTATTGTAAAAACCCAAACTATAGTATTCATCAATAATAAACCAATAATTTGAATAAGTGGATATAAAAAATTATTTTTTTTTGTTCCCAATAATACAGTTTCATAAGGAATTAAAATATTACTTATATACGTATATATTGGCTCTGATAGTTTTATATTTTTTTTTATGTAATCATTTGTTGCAATACCTATTACAAAACCAGAAGCAGTAATTAAAATATTGTTTGAAAATATAAAATGTTGAAAATCTTGATATATAATTCTTATTTTATTTTCTTTGCTTTACTGGTTTGTAATTCATAATTCTTATTTCTTATTTACATATTTGTAAATATACACTTTTACATTCTTGAAGATCCAAAAACAAGAAAAAATGCATAAATCTCAAAAGTCCTAGGAGAAAAAGGGGGGGAGAGAGAGGGGGGTAAAATAGTAAAAAATGGTGCGAATTGCGATAAGATATTTAAAAAATAAATCTATCATTATTGTAAGTAATAGATAACAACTGATAAATGGTGATAAATAAGTGCCCTTTTTGTATATACGTAACTGATATAAAATGTAATCTTGACCGCCACATAAATGCTAAGCACAAGCTTGAAATTGATAAAAAAGAAAAAGTTAAAAAAAATGGACAAAATGTAACCCCAAAAGAACAAAATGTAACCTCAAAAGAACAAAATGTAACCCCAAAAGAACAAAATGTAACCCCAAAAGAACAAAATGTAACCTTAGATTTTTTTTGTCAAAAATGTAACAAGATTTATAAAACTAAAAGACATTTACAAAATCATGAAATAAAATGCAAAGGAGTTGATGAATTGACTTGTCCTAAGTGTATGATTTCTTTTACATGTAGACAACATAAGTCAAGACACATCATAGCAAATAATTGTAAAGCAAGAAGTATTATCCATGCAAGAGAACCAAATCCTCAGAATATTATAAACACGCAAAATAATACTAATAATATTCAAACACAAAACAATATCCAAACACAAAACAATAATATAATTATTAACAGTTTTGGAAACGAAAGATTGGATCACATTACAAAAGAAGAAATTCTTAAAATGTTAAGAGCTGGTATCCATACTATTCCTAAATATATTGAACGTAAACATTTTGATAAAGACTTTCCAGAAAATAATAACATTCTCTATACAAAAGAAAACAAATGTAAGGTATTAGAAGACAATAGTTGGCAAGAAAAGGATATTGGAACACTATCTTCCAAACTTATAAAAGAAAATGCAAACGTCCTATTGCTTTATTGCGACAATAATGAGATAAAACTGTCAGAAGAGATAAAAGACGAGGAAGTATTCACAAGTATAAAAAACAAATTGGTAGTAATCTATGATAAGACAGATAATACAAAATATAACTATGTTCTAAATTTGATAAAAGACCTAATAAAGAATGCAAAAGAAGAGCTTAATGAAAATATATAATAAGAATTAAAGTGTTATGGTAAGGTAAAGAAGATGTAATATTATCGAATTCATTATATTACATTCATTTCTGACGAATAGCATTTTGTTTGTGTTGAGAGCTATCTAATAATTTTATGAAGAAATTTTTTGAAATTAATTTTCGAAAATATTTTTCCATTAAAGAAGAACGTAGTTCAGGACGAACCACATCAATATATAAAACAACTCTTTTATAAGGTGTATCATTGCGAACATAATGATTATACATATCATCAAATAATACTCCCTTGCCTTCTTTCCATTCATATTTAGTACCACCACATACTATGTATGGCCTTGTGTTATTATATTCAGGTATTATATATCCTAGATGATAACGATAATATCCTTTATAATATCCACGATGTTCAGGTATGTCAACGTGTCCATCTAGTATAGATAAAAAAGCATTTGAAATATATGGTTTGTTAATTATATCATAAAGAACAGGACATTTCTGTTTTAAATTAGGTATTTTGAAATCATCTAGAATTTTAATGTAAAGTGCTCTCCAGCATTTATCTTTAATGTTGTTACCAATCCTAAAATTTGGGTTGTTTTTTGCTATACATTCTATATTATTTTCAGAATTATATATTATGTCTAATTCCTTTTTAATATGCGAGTGATATTTAGATTCCAATTCAATATTTTCTTGAAAAACATCATTTAAATTATCAATGAAAGGAGGATTATTGAATTTCATAAATAGATATAGATTATAGATTGATAATATTGGATATAGTAAAATAAATGGCATCGATAGATTCAAAATGATCAATATTATTTTAAATATGTAGTGAATGTTTGAATTGTATACATATATTGCGTTATATACAAAAAATACACATACTGAGAAATCATATATTAGATTGATAATAGGAGATTTGATGTATAAATGTCTGAGTATATTTGTTTTATTGAATTGTAACGTATCCAGAATTGTAGATAATGCTAAAACAAATATTTGAAATAGAAACACTACTAAGCAACAAGTATAAATTATATTATTAATATTAATATACATTGTTACTATATAATTTAATTATATAATATATTTTACATTACCTTTGTAATTATAAAAAGCAATTTACCTCTACACAACAAGATTCTCACACATAGTATTAGTCTTATCCAAATCTGTCTGACAGAAGATGAGATAGAAAATTATGAAGATAATTCAATCAATATTGAACTCAATTTGACAAATAATACTATCAATATGATGAAAGTTACTATATTGGATATCAAATGTACTTATAATGGCAAGGAAATTACAAAAGCTAATCTTAAAAAGATGTTTCCTGTAAATAAGGTATCAAAATTAGGTATTCTAATTACCAGTCTAAGAAGCAATGAAACTCTATACTTGAAAGCACAAGTTGTCAAGAAGACACCAAGATATAGTGCTTTGTTTTACACAGTGTCTTTAGCAAACTTCTTCAATATGCAAGATTCTGCCTTTGGATAAAAAGAATCTATTCTTGATAAAGATTTTTATATTTTATCATTATCAATATCTTTTTTCCTTTCATCTGGAATGTAATGTAAGAACATAAGAGGAATTAATCCTGATAAATTTGTTATAAGTAAGAGCCATGGTAAATTTGTAAAATCACTATTTGTAATACCCATAATTTTTGTTAATCCTCCACCAAATAATCTACCAATATTTCCAGATAGGTTATTAGCACTCATCATAGTTGCATATAACATACCTTCTACACCAGGTGGACATATATTAGCAGCCAATACTAATACTGGCATAAATGTTATTTGACCTAATATTGATAATATAACACTATCAAACATTGCGAACCAAGTATCAGGTAAACCAATTGTTCTATTAAAATGCGTAACTAACATTAAAGGAAGTATTCCTAGAATTGTTCCAGATAAACAAGACCATTTAAAAATATCACGTAATGGTATATTTTTGAGTTTTTTATTATATATTACAATACCAAGCAATGAAGATAAAGAACTTGCTAATCCTAATTTTCCAAAAAACTCTGGAGTAAATCCAAGTTCATTCACTTCAAAATAGAATAATGATGAACCAGCAGAAGGAGTGACGTTCCAAATAATTAAGAATAGCAGTGGATAAAATATAGATTCTTTTGACAAAGTATCTTTTATATTACTAAATTGTGTTTTTAACAATTGAAATGGCTTTTCTTTTGTAACATTTTCATTATTGTATATTTCTATATCTGTTTTTTTTTCATTTTCAATTTTTTTTTCATTTATTAGACCAGCGGTGGCTATCATAGCAGTTGGAATAGCAGCTGTTAAATAAAATACAAATGAAGTTCCATAATTTTGCAATAGATGTCCAGAAAAATATGCACTGATTATGCTACCAATAGATGAAAACGTCCAACAAATTGATTGTAAAGATCCTGCTTTATCTTGGTCTCTTGATTTACTTACTACAATAGCATCAACTATCACATCACTAAATGCGAGACCAAGTGATGACATTGTAACAAGAAATACACTTGAGCATGTAGCTATGATCATATTAATATCATTTCCATTATTTATGAGAGTAGCTAAATTAGCTAAAAACAGCCAAGAAATAGTAGCAATCAGTCCAGAAATCATAATATAACTTTTTCTTTTGTATCCAAATAAAGGGAATGTGTCGGATATGAAGCCATAGAAAGGTTTAATGATCCATGGAATAGAAGATATGCTTGAAATGATTGTTAAATCAGCTGGAGAAAGATGTAAAGTATCTTTGTAAAAGAAACTCAATGCGAGACCACATATACTAAAAAGACCTTGAATAAAGTAAACAATGGCAATAGTCCATATATCTGGTGTTGCAGGGATATCATATAATAATATTCCTTTTTCTTTTGTCCATGATACAATAGCATTATTTTTTCGAACATTTTTGTTATTATTTTGCATTCTAAAATTATTGATAAACTTAATCCCTTTATTTTGTCTTGATAATTTTGGTAATTTAGATTCTATTAAAAAAGCAGAACTTGTGCCAATAATCAATACAAAAATTTTAACTATATAGATATATTGTTTCATATATAATACACGTATAGTATAATATAATTATTCTTTTAATTCATTTTTTAGTTGAATTGAAATGTTTTTCTATAGTTTTATTGTAAAATAGAACAATGTTCTGTAAAAAAATCTAAGCACGTGTGAAAATATTTTTTGTAGTATAAAATAATATAATTTATAAACAAAATATAGATACGTAAACATATAAATGTTTGATGCCGGTATTAGATTTACTGATTCAACTACTGGAACTGCTAATACAGATGGTATAGTAATAAAAATGAATGACAATCAACAATTACAAGTATGGAATTATGAGAATACTGAAATATTGATAGGAACAAATGATGTAGAAAGGATTCGTATATTAGGAAATGGGAAAGTTGGTATAGCAAATACAGATCCAAATTATATGTTAGATGTAACAGGTGGTATAAATTCTACAAATGGATATAGAGTTAATGGTGATTTTTTAGACTATAGTCATTTAAGCACTGTATTTACATCTGGAAAAATATTATTTGGAAATAATTTATCAACACCTAATACAAATGTGAATTTACATTGGGATAATTTAAACAAAAGATTAGGAGTTAACAAATCAGCACCGGGTTATAACTTAGATGTTGTTGGAGATATAAATACATCAACTGGTTATAAAGTTGCAGGGACAGCACTTGATTTTAATAATTTAGCAACAACATTTACATTAGGTAAGCTTTTATTTGGAAATGATGTATCAACACCATCAACAAATACAAATTTACATTGGGATGATACTAACTCGCGTCTTGGAATAGGAACAGATGCACCAGGATATTCTTTAGATGTGGTAGGAGATATAAATATAACAGGAACTTTTAAAGTTAATAATATTGATTTTGAAGGAGGGGCATTATATACAGCAGGTTCTGGTATTAATATATCAGAAGCTAATGAAATTTCATTAAGTTCACAAATAACAGATTCTATTCAGGAAAAACAAGCAACAATAACAGGTGCAGCCACAACTATAACAAGTACAGATTTAGCAACAAACAAAGCATTATTATCAGATGCATTAGGTAAGGTCGCTGCATCGACTGTTACCGATACAGAGTTAGGATACTTAAGTGGTGTCACAAGCGCTGTCCAGACACAATTAGATAACAAACAAGACCTTTTAGTAGCAGGAGCAGGAATTAATATAGATTCAGGGACAAATACTATTTCTGTTGATTCTAATATTAATATAAATGATTCAAGACTTGCAGATACTTATACAAATGCACCAATATTATACACGCCATCATTTATTAGATTAACAGACGCGAGTTATAAGTTTTTAATAGGTGGTGATTTCGAACCTGTTTCTAAATTAAATATTCATTCGACTAACAATTCAGCAATAGTTGATGTAAGACTAACAGATAATACAACTGGAACTAACACTACAGATGGAATTGTTATTAGAAAAAATACCACACATGATTTAGAATTATGGAATTATGAAAATTCAGGTATAATTTTTGGAACAAATAATGTTGAAAGAATAAGGATATTATCAAATGGAAATATTGGAATAGCTACAGCAACACCAGGATATCCTTTACATGTGGTAGGTGACATCAATACATCAACTGGTTACAAAGTTAATGGAACAGCTCTTGACTTTAGTCATTTAACAACAACATTTACATCTGGTAAGCTTTTATTTGGAGATAATACATCATCACCATCAACAAATACAAATTTACACTGGGACAATACTAATTCGCGCATTGGAATAGGAACAGGTGCCCCAGAATGGGGTATTGATCTTAGAAATAGTGGAGATTCAAGAATACAAATATATGGTGGATCATCTACAGCTGTAGCAGGACTTAGAATGTCTTGTAATAATAATTTGAGTACATCACCATTATTATATTTATACGCAGAAGGTACTGGTAATACTTGTCAAATTAATTCCAGATATAATTTTCCTATTAATTTTTACACAAATAATACATTCCGGATGGTTATATCAAATACTGGTAATGTCGGTATAGGAATAACAAATCCTGCAAAAACTTTTTATATACACGAGGCAACTGGAACAACATATTCTGCATCAGGTGGAACAATAACATTATCACATGGAAATAACGGAGGAGCATCATCTATT